CGTCAAGAATCATAATCGTTTGCGCAGGAATCGAATATGTTGCAGTCCCAGGCACCAGCACCGTCTGAGTGCGAATCACGGTCCAGAGATTCGGTGTGTAGTTCGACCACCCGGAAAACAAGAAATTCAACTCGCGCCTCGCCGACGCCATGTGTTCCTGGCGCAGTTCTGGTGCGCGAATCTGCACACGCTCGTAAGCAGCAAGCACAAGCTCCCCATTGCTGGGACTGAATCCATATGTGCCGCTTGAGGCCATCTAATAAACCCATCCCAGCCAATGACAGACAATGTAGATTTCGCCCCACAGCGCCAAGGACATTTCAAAAGCGAATCTGCTCATCGCCGCCTCCGCGCCTGCATCACACCATAAACCGAGGCCGTCGAAGTCGCAAACGCAAACGACCCATTGAGAAACGCTGTCCCCGCTGCTGCGAGGCTTACTCGCGCTGGTCCGACGTTCACTGCGGTATCGGCTATCCCTGTCAGCCCCGCGCCAAGGCCAACTTGCGACTGCGCTCCCGACGTAAGACCAGGCAAAGCCGTATTTGACGCCACACTGATTCCGACCGTGAGCGACGTAAAGACGGTGATCGCCGCGCCCGCGTGAACAATCCCCTGGCCCCACACGTCCCAATCGCCAGCGGACAACGGCAATGAAACAATTCCAGTAGCCGCTCCGGTCGAAATTGAGAACGCCGAACCGGACAGCAATGCAGTGCTGAGATATTCACCGATATTTCCGGCCGTCGCCGAATCGTTTGTCGCAGAGCCAGGAATCTGCCCAGCGACCGCCGTTCCTGCGGGACCTATTGCGACACCGCCGCTCTTGGCAACCGTGGGATTAGGAAACGTGCCGGACAGATCACCGCCAGCCGCCCCGGTGACGCCAGTGGCACTGTTGGCGCCGGTAGGATCGGCCGCCAATGCCGAATCGGCAAACGGCCACAGTGACAACCCGGTAAGGAAAGAGCGGCGAAATGGGTTCATGGCATTTTCCTTTAAGGCTGCGTCACTATTTCGGCAAAGAACGCGTTCGCGCCGGTCGCGGTGAAGCGTAGCATAACATGATTCCCGTTGGTATCGGCGGCGGAGAGGTTGAGAATGTAGACACCGTTGGACAGTTCGGTAACCGCGTTGGTGGTCGAGGCAAAGGCCCCGCCGTCCAATGAAACTTGCGAAGTCACGGTCAACCCGGTTTGCGGTAGGCCGGTGGTTGAGCTTACCATCACAAACATGAAGCCCGCGCTGGCGGTGTTTTTCTTTTTATTCGATGATGTCGCAACACCTGCGCTAGTGAATAGCGCCCCCACGCTGCCTGCCGTGCCGAAGTCGCCACCGGCCAGGAGGTCTTTCCATACTGCGGACGCAACTGCAGCCTGAGTTGTGGAGTCCTGCGGTGGTGTAAGGTTCCACCCGCTCAAGCCGCCACCATTAAATGAGTTGACTGCATTGAACGTCCCGCCGCCAGTCATCGTCAACTGCGCAAGCTCGCACCACGTGGCGCTAACCGTTCCCGAGGTCATCGTGACCGTTTGCGCGGTAATCGCCGTGCCTAATATTCCGTCGTTCCCGAAATAGATTGGTGCAACAGCGGTTCCAGCTAAAGACAATGAGGTAACAGTCTGATTGGCGGCAAGTCCGAGGCGAGCGCCGGGCTGCACGGTTAGCGCGTTGAAAGTGTTTACTCCCGTTATTATAAAATAAACAAACTGCCCGCTGGACGGGCTTGCAAAAGTAACATTGTTAAATGTCTGGCCGCCCCCCTTAAAATTAAGGTTTGCGGCAGTCGTAGCCGAGAAGGTCGTGCCCCCAATGATGATTAGCCCGGTGCCTTTGTTGAAGGTTAGCCCAGTGGTGGTTGTAAAATCCCAGACGGTTGCCGCGCCGCTTGGTCGATTTATCGTCCATGTCCCGGACCCCATATTGAGTGTGCGCGTATTAGCATTGCTACCAGCGAAGTTTGGTGCGGTAACGTTATGATTATTGGCATCGAACTCGCCGGCTGTCAGCGTTAGTACGGCTGTGCCACCCGTATTGATAAGCAAATCGCCCTGCAACTGAACAGTGCCACCGGCTCCGTTCACCGTGACGGACGGGAAGCCCTTTCCGGCAGGTGTAAGAGAAAATGTTCCACCTGTGTATGTAAACGTGATTGCCCCAGCCGACGCATTCGGGCTGAATGTCATCCCTGTTACGAGAGTAAGAACCTGCGCAGCCCCGCCGCCACTCAACGTAAGAATAGCAGCAGAGCTTATTGCCAGTGTGCCGGTGTAGCCAGTGCAATTGACCGAACTGACGGTGATATTTGCTCCTATTGTCGAAGTCGCGGTCCCGCTGTTGCCGTCAAAAAACACATCGTCGCCTGTGCCGGGGACAGTCTGATTACCCGCTCCGCCAGACGTAGCGGCCCAATTGGTATTGCCTGTTGCGGCCCATGTCGCCGCCGATCCGCCGCCTACCCAGTATCGGGATGCCATTAGAAGATAATGAGCGGCGGACCGCCCCCTCCACCACTGCCGCCGACGTTATAGATTGTGCCGGCATCATTGTATTTGATCGTGATGCCAAGCCCCTGTGCCTGGGTGGTGTCTTTGAATACGTCCCATTGAAATGGTTCAAGGTTGGCGGTCGTCGGGGCACCGGAAACTTGTTGGCCAAGGAAGTAGGCATCGTAGGAACAAGAACCATCATAGGTTCCGGGGCTATTTCCAGGTAAGGTGGTTACACCGCCGCCAGTGACGATGGCAGAGTTAACTGCCATTAAAAACTTGGATGCAGTGACATTAGTCGCATTTACAAATGTTGGGCTAGCCATGAACAAGCTGGATAAAACAGTAACACTGGCAAATGGAGCGGAATACGTTATAGGGTTGCTGATAGTTATTGTAGTTCCTTCATCGAAAGATACGCCGCTCTCATTGGCTATCTGCAAAAAGCCAAGACCCGTTGTTCCTGAAATTGTAAAGTTGCCGTTTCCTAGATAGGCCATCGACACAAAGGAGTTATCGAATGCATTAATGGCATAACCGTCTACTTGTCCCCACTCAATGCTATCAACATCGAGGTTTGAATTGTTTCTAACGTCTATCCCATTGCCTCCACCGCCGGATTGATCGTTGATGAGTTTGAAGCCAGACATTCCCCAACCAACGTTAGCACCAGAGACAAAAATGTTGCTGTCACCGCCAGAGACAGCGCTGATGACCACGTTTGATGGGGTTGTGTTGTCACCAACGAGGACTCCACCGGCGATTAAAAATCCTCCAGCATCGTAAGCGAAGCCGGTTAGCTGAGGAAGTTGGATCGCAGCGGTGATGTCGTAGGTTCCGGCGGCGTTGTGAACCGTCCCCATGTAAAGAAAATTCCAGTTGTATTTAGCGACTTGATCTACACCTCGTTGTTGAGTGAGGAAAGGTTGGGCTAGAGTGCCGGGGTTACTGTCGTTGCCTGTGGTAGCGACATACCAATCCATATTTGAAGTAGCGACGATGGCACCATTCACGGGGGAATTACCAAGCACACCGCCATTGTCAGTCAGCACTTCGCCCGAAGTCCCGCCAGTGATCGTGGTTGTGCCGACGGTCAGGGAGCCACCGCCGCCGCCAGCCTCTAAGCCGACCACCCCATTATTATCGTAAAGAACGTAACCGTTTGTGCCGCCGACGATAGGCGTTTGATTGATGATGATCGTTCCCGACATGGTAAAGGAATTGGTGCCGGGGGCATAGGAGTTCATGACTCACCGCTTATGTACTTTGCAGGTTGGCCATGAAGGCGTGGAGTTTGCGAGTCTTTTCCTCGTACTGCTCTTTCGCTGTCGCGGCGTCCTGGGTCGCTTTCTGCATTTGGGCGATTGCGGCCTGATGCTCGTTGGTGGCCTTTTCCAAGGACTGTCGCAGTTCCAGCGCCGTTGCATTATGCTTCTCAGCGTCGCTACGCAGGCCATCGGCTGCGGCTTTGGCGGAGGCGGCATAAGCGTCCGCATCGGCTTTTACCTTACCAGCGGCGTCGGCTTTGGCCTTGGCGTCGGTGTATGCCGCCGCCGTCAACCCGTTCGCCTGTTCGGTAGCCGCGTCGAGAATGCGCTGGGCTTCCTTCTTGGCTTCCGCGACGAGCGTTGTGGCTTTCTCGTGTAAACTCGCCGCTTCCGCCTTGTTGCGTTCGGCTTCCTGTTTCGCCGCCACAACGTCATTACCAACATTCAACGCCCGCAACGCCGCGTCGGCGGCATCTTTCTTGGCGGCAAGCAATTGCACGCGGCTGTTATAGTCCGAGCCGCCTTCCCATGCGGCATCCAAGTCGCTTGGCTTACGCCCCAACCCTTGCGTACCAGTGGGGTCCGTATTGGTCATGGGCCACCAATTCCTGCTTGTATGCCGATGGCGCGAATGCTTCCGGTCCCCGCCGAAACCAGCAACCGCCACGCGGTTATCGGATCATTGCTCGAACCGTCAATCGTGCCGGTGGCGTTCACAATCGTCGGATGATTGTACGGTTGCGGATAAGCTACCCCGGCCGGGAGATTGTTCGGATCGTCATAGGTGTACTGGATCGAAAACGTAGCGGCCCCAGACGCGAGGATCACGCCATATTCGATGTTCGACGGGCTAACGTGCCAATTAACGATATTCCAAATTGATGAGCCCGCTCCATCAACGCCAACCGAAACGGTGGACGCCGTCGTCCCGAGCGTCTGGGAAGTAGAGGACGACGACGGCTGGACCGAAACGAGGCCGAGATAATCGAGATTTGATTGCGCGGTGCCACCATTCGACCCCGCCAAATATTCACTGATGGTAAAGTTTGCCTGATTGAACCCGATAATATGAAAATAAATACCAGAATCATTGCCGCCCGACGTGATTAGAAGCCGCCGCTGCCAAACCCCAGGAACGCCAGTTGTCGCAAGCGTGAACGCGGCAGAGGTCGTCGTGCCGTAAGCATTGACGAAGCTGGTAGAATTACCGGCGATCAGATTATAACCATTGACGACGACCGGCTGCATACTCGCGCCCTTCTAGTGTTTGCGCGGCGCCCGATCCATACGATGCTTGACCGCGCCTTCTATCCGGCCCCGCGAATGTCTTGGCCGGAAGTTTGTTTCTCCGCGCTGCCGTCAGTACCGACATTCACTTTTCTTTCCGCCAGCGGTCGTGTGAATTTCCGTGAGGCCGACGCAACCCGTGATCAAGAATGAGTCAGAATCCTAATCCGGCGCGCCGTTTTCTTCCTCAGCGGGTGCAGTTCCAGGTCGCTCGTGCTTATGAGCACTCGAAAGCGGCGAACGATCCGACCCAACACCACCACCACGTTTTCTTCCTGGCCGATCAAGCCGAGGCTTCACGCCACCCCCCGTCATAAGTCCGATAACTTTACCACCCGATTTGCGCTTGACACGCCCACCGCGCTTTTTCTCATCGCCCTTGGCATAATCCTCTTTGCCTTCGGCCTCTTTGAACACATCGGGATTGCCCGATGCTTTCAGACCAATCCGGCCACCCTTTTCTCTGTGTCGTGCCCTGCTCATAGCAACGGCCTCCTAGTGTTAAGTCGTGGACTGTGCGACGCCGAACATCGGCACCGGATTGTTGGGAGTGGTGAACACGACGTTCCACACGCCGAGATTCTGGATTGCCGCAAGCCGCGACGTACCGTTCGCCGACAGCGTGCCAGTGACAGCCGTTCCCTTGCCGGCAGCGCCAATCTGCACCGTGCCGCGTGTGTCGCCCGTGGTATTCGTAGCAGGCACCGCAGTCGCACAAGCGGTAAAGCCCGTGGAATTCGCCGACGCAGTACCGGCCCAATAGATGTTGGTTTGTTCCCACTCATCGGCACGGAACGGGAAGCCAAACACGTCACCGATGCCAACCGCATAAGAGTTGCCGGAAGCCGACGCGCTCTGCATCACGACCGACGAGATATACTTGAACGCCTTCTGGCCATAGGTCACGGTTGCCGAAGTCGTGGCCGGTGACGTGATAAGCTCCGTCATCGGAGCGCGCCAGATGTCGTAGCCGTACACGATGAAGTTGACCGCAGTCGCCACACCGCCAGTCGCAAGCGTGATCGACACGTTGCGGGAGAGCATTTCGGAGGGGTTGTGAACCCGCAGCAATCCCGCTTGCACATTGGGGTTGACATAAGTTGCAGAAGGCGCTTGCGCCCCGAAATTATACGTCGGGGGATACAGTCCAGTACCAAACAAATTCGCCTGCCCAATCGGAGCCGACGAAGTCGAAGCTGGCGGCAGCGGAGAAACCGTAAGCGTGGTGGTATTCGACGTGCTGATGGTCTGCACTTGGGTAAAGAACGTGGCTTGATTCGCCGCGCCCGCGCCACCAATGGCGATCCACTGCCCAACTGTAAATTTGGTGGAATCGTAAACCGCAACCGTCGAGGAATTCGCCGTAGTGGTTCCAGTCGAGAACCCGAAATCAAGCGCAATCGTGTTGACGATGGTCGTGGTGCCCTGCGGCAGAATCGGCACGCCGACAGCGATAAACGGAGAACCAGCGTTCGGATTCGAGACTTGCGTAGTCGCAAGCGGGAACGCAACCAAGCTGGTCTGTACCGCCGACGCCGCAAGTGCCGACGCATTGGTGGCTTGCGGCTTATTGTCAAACGCCCAGAAATCCGGGTTATTGATGAACGCCGGTGCGCGTCCCGGCGTGGTGCCGTCCTTGGCAAACGGCGCGCTACGTGGATCGAGCATCGCAACGGATTGATAGAAACCGCTGGGGCCGTCGAAAGGCTCAATCGTCGCTGCCGTTCCGGCTTCGACTTCAAGCGCCCCCATGCTGGTCAGCGGGCCTCGGAAGTTGGTATCGCCCATCGTTGTTTCTCCAAATTAGTGTGGCGACACGTCCTTATGAGGTTGGGAATTCGCCCCAAGCGGCGCGTGGATCGTTGTAACCAAACGAGTAACGCTCATAGGATTTCACAAGTAAGTTATCTGTAACGTTGTCCACCCACATATCAGACTCATATGGTATTCTCAGCATATGAATCAGCCCCTCGATATTCGTAGTGAGGAACCAAGCGAAGTTGGACGTGAGGAAGTCCAACACGATGAATCCCTCTGGCAGACCGCCGCTCAACGTGAGGATGGCGTTCACGTCGTTGTCGGCGGTGCCAGGGCGCAATTCCGTCTTGGTGAGGCGGATCGCGATGGGTTCGAGGTTCGGCGGAACGATAAGGCGACGCGCTCTTGAAAGAATACGAAGCCCGCGCTCGTTGACGAACTGCGTTCTGACGTTGGTCATATCAGCAAGCAGCGTCGATTCGTTCAAGCTCTTTGGCGTGGTGGATGTGTTCGCCCAAGTGCCGCCGTCATAGGGATGCACGGCAGAGAAAAGGGAAACACCATCGCCGATGATCGACGTTTGATAGGTGGTTCCGAGGTTGAGGATGTTCGCGCCTTGGATTTCCTTGAACTGCGCGAATG